TTCATCAGTAACTTCTTCCAGTTCATCAGTAACTTCTTCCAGTTCATCAGTAAGTTTTTCAAGGCCAGGAAGTTCTTCTTTAAAATCCTCTAGAACTTTCCATAGAGGAATAAGGTCTTCACCAATAAATACGTTATCTAGTACCTTATCAATTGATACAGCTTCTCCATAATAGTCGTTGTACCATGACTGGATTGATAGAAACTTCTTATCTGAATTATCATTATTTCTAATAAATTCTAGAACTTCTCCTGATGATTCATAGTATGAACCAACACTTACTAGTCCATTTACACAGATAAAAAGTGAGATTTTATTATCAGTAGTATATGACTTAATATCATCATAGTAAGGCAGCTCATTCTCAGCAAAATCAAGAGCAAACTCTGTTAAATCATTTGAATTTCGTATATAAGAAAAAGGTTCTGAATTAATAGTAGAAGTATAAGTAGGGGCATCATCAACCTCTGAGTTAGAAAGATTTACACTCATTTATATAATGATATTTTTATAACTTTAGGTAGTTATAAAAAGACAGTTTCAAACGACTGTTTTAAGTCGTACGCTTTTCTTGCTAAAGAATCTGCGTAGATATTTTCAGACCTTGGTATATGTCTTATTGCGATTGTATCAAAAATATCTTTATATATAAGCATCTGTTCATAGTATTGTCGATAGGGTCCTTTAGGTTTTTCTTTTGATATAAAAGTATCAATAACAAATTTAGAATCTCCTTCTATAGCAATATCGTATATATCATTCTGTAAAGCGTATTCTAATCCCTTTACTAATGCGATACATTCAGATTCATTATTATTTTTAGAAGCTTTTTCATAGTATCCGTATTCATAAATAAGTTTATTTGATTCTTGAGAATAGAAAACTATTCCGCACGATATGTTACCAGGATTCGGTTTAGCATTACCATCAAATTGCATTAAAATACACTTTGATACTTTTTTTAATCCTTTTAAGCGGCGAAAAGACATCTACTAATTTGCATATTTTAGATTACCTCTTTTATTTCCAGTTTCATATATCGCCCAAGTATCTACAATAAGTCTCATTTCTGTATCACGATTTGAACCTACAATCTGTTGAAGTTCTATATATAAGTTTGGTCTATCGGCTGTTGAAAAATTTACGCTACCTTCTGGAGTACGAACAAATGGTGGATTCTTCCCTTTCTGTTCTCCTAAATCCCAATTCATAACTCCTAGACCACTTCCAGAATATCTATCTTCTTTTGCATGCTGTGCGATAACATTCCAAATAAGAGGAGAAAATAAAGTTTCTCTATCACGAGAACCAATTAAAAAAGAAATATTATTATAATATTCGTTATTTGAAACATCTGAACTAATTTTCCAGAGCTTATTTTTTTGTATATCAGTATTCTGTCTCATAAAAAATATCATACGACTCGCTGGATGTACCGCGTCAATTCTCTGTGTTGTAGCAGCTAACGCATTTACTGATAAAGGGGCATAATCTCTCTCAATAAAATGAAATATATTCTCATATAATCTTGAAAAAGATAAATCTAAATCTGTTTCAACTAATTCTTTCTGTGTATCTGGGTCTACATAAATATGTCTAGTTTCTAAATAAATTGATGGTTCTTCAATCTTATATCTATCTAATGTCTGAAACGTTTCGTATGAACCATTTACACTCGTTTTTATTTTAAAAGTTTTATTCCAAGGTGTAGGTTTTATCTGTTCATCACTTGATTCTATAAGATTTTCTAAACTTCTTAGTTTACAACGAATACGGAAATTCTGTTGACGAACACCAAATGATGGGAATCCGCCTTCATCTTTATGTTGACATCCTAAGAGAGGGAGTTCTAGTCTAATTGTATTAGGAGTAGCATTTCTTCCAATAGATAGAGCAGTTCCATCATGATATCCTACTAGTTCATTTTCTAGAATTGCGGAGTTTAAAGAACCACGAGAAAGTCGGGTGGCGTATAGGGCATCACCACTAAATTCTTGAATTAGTATCTGGTCTTGATAAATCTGAATATTTTCAAATAAGAAGTAACCAATGCCTTTAGTATACCCATACGTATTTCCAGTTAAATCTGATATAAGAGATTTATAATTCAATGATGCGTAATTTGGTGGTAGCCAACTTGGTAAATCTATTAGAAGTGTTGGGTGTGTAAAAATATCACCAGCTACTTCAAAGTTAAATTCAATAATTTTATTAAAATTTGTATTATTTGTTGGAGGTATTTTTCTTAATTCATGAACATATGCTGGAACTTTCTTATAATTATTGCGGAAAGGAGATAAGGCAGTCATAGTGTCAGTTTGAAAATATACATCTTTATTGCCTCTAGCATATAATTCGTATAGAGCTCCATCTTTTGTTAGTTCACTCATCTAATAAAATAGAAAGTATTTCTTTAAAATATTTACGGATAGTAGGAATGTCTCAAGTATGGGATGCTTATGTAATAAATTTAGATAAATCAACAGATAGATGGGCACATATGCAAGCAGAATTTAAAGATACAGTATTTAATCTAATACGATTTCCAGCAGTAAGTGACCCTCAAGGAAGAGGTTGGGTTGGTGTAGGGAAAAGCTATGGTGAAGTTGTTAAAAAGAAGTTAGCAGAAGACCCTAATTTAGAAAAACTACTTATTGTATTTGAAGATGATGCTTTTAGAACAGAAGATAAAGATAAGTTTAATGAAAGATGTAAAAAAATTTTAAAATATTTAGAAGACCATAAAGGAGAATACAGCCATTTTCAAGGAGGAGGGATATATCCTTCAATTACAAAGATAGAAACTACTGACCCGCTACTTATACGATGTGATTGGATTACTTGTGCTACTTTCACAGTATTTGGTAGAGAAGCCATAGATACCGTTTTAAAATATCAAGAAGTTCCTGATGATAAAAAAGAACCAATAGATAACTACTTAGCAGCAAATAATCGTGGTAAAATGTTAGTACCTTATCCTCACTTATGCTGGCAACTTCTAGGAATTCCGTCAACTATTTCTAACGCTGATCAGAAAGTTACACTAAATGAAGGATTTAGAAATGCTCATAAAACTTTAAAAGAATTTATTAAAAAAGAGAATATAGACCATAACTTATATTCTGGAGGTAGTAAAAAAAGAGCAAAAACATTATCCTTTTTAGAATCTGTACTACAGAAACAGAAAAGAAAAGAAAAGAAAATTAAATTTAATAGTTCAAATACTATGAGACATTCTAAAACATATAAGAATCATTCTAGAAAGAACGTTTCATCAAAAAAGTACAAGTCTGATCATCACGCCAAGGTAAAGTAAGAGTAGCTTTACGGCCATATCGAGGAAATTCTATAATATATTCTTTAACTCTTTTTTCATCACTCTTAATCCATTCATTTAGATGTTTCTTAACTTCTAAATACGATGGTTCCGTTTCAAGAATTCCTAAATCTCTTATCTGTTTTATAAGTTTAATAGACTCTTCTGCTTTATCAGTCATTGATTTTAATGACATTTAATTATATATATTATATAATGTTTAAACCTATGTAAGAAAACAGATAGTTGTCGTAGAACACGGCTGGCATAAATATTTACCCTCCGCAATAATATATTTCTGCTCATAAGTTTTATACTGTATTGGAGAACATCCAGCAAGTTGTGAACAGGTACTAAAATTACATGTTGGTTGTGTTGCCAATGTATTATTTTTAAGATAAGCCCACTGTGCTTTAGCTTGCATCTTACGAATCATGTCGGAATAATCCATTTAAAATACTATTAGATTATAATTATAGTAAAATGTGCGGTATTTGGTTCTGTTTAGGAAATTTCTGTACCGCAAATGTTAAAAAATATGTTAATAATATACAAAAAAGAGGTCCTGAAGATACTCGTATTATCTCTGTAGCACATGCGGGAACAATGGGGTTTAATAGGTTAGCTATTAACGGGTTAAACCCAGAAGGGATGCAGCCAATGAGTATTGATAATAAAATATATTGGATGTGTAATGGTGAAATCTATAACTGGCGTAGCTTGGCAAAAGAATACGATATCCCAGTAAAATCAGATAGTGATTGTGAAGTACTTGGAGAACTGTACTTGAAGAATAGAGATAATCTAGAAAATTTCTTTCAACTTCTTGATGGTGTATTCGCAATTGTTATAGTTGATTTGGAAAAGAATCAAGTTGTAATCGGACGCGACCCTTATGGTGTAAGGCCATTATATGTTGGAGACGGTAGATATTTTAGTTCAGAAATTAAAGGTTTAGTCCCATTATGTACACATGTAGTTCCATTCATGCCAGGGACATATAGAGTATACAACAGTCATACTCTAAATCTTATTAAAAATGAAGCATACTTCAAAATACCTTTTCTAAAGAATCCTCACTATAATGAATGGTCAAAAGCTATAAAAGGTCTACGAATCGCACTTGAAACCGCAGTTGAAAAACGCATGCTTACCGAAAGACCTGTCGCTTCTCTACTAAGTGGTGGCCTTGATTCAAGTTTAATTGCTTCTCTTGTAGCAAAGAAACTTCGTGAATTAGAACTACCTCCACTGAAGACATTTTGTATTGGTATGGAAGGTTCTACTGATGCGAAATATGCTAGAAAAGTAGCAGAATTTATCAAATCTGACCATACTGAAATTGTGCTAACACCTGATGATTTTTTTAATGCGATTCCTCAAGTGATTCACGATATAGAATCGTTTGATACAACTAGTGTAAGAGCTTCTGTAGGTAACTGGTTAGTAAGCAAATATATACGCGAGAATACCGATTGTAAAGTGGTGTTTAACGGAGACGGATCTGACGAACTATTTGGTTCTTATATGTATTTTTATAACGCCCCAAATAATTTTGAGTTTGAAAAAGAGTGTAATCGTCTTCTAAAAGATATTCACTATTTTGATGTGTTACGTAGTGATAGAAGTATTAGTAGTCATGGTCTTGAACCTCGTACACCATTCTTAGACCGTCAATTCACACAAGTAGCACTATCATTACCAACAATGTTTCGCAGACCTTTTAAAGGTGGTGCTCCAGAAAAGAATGTGCTGCGTGAAGCGTTTAACGATGAAATGACTCTACCAGATGAAGTACTATGGCGTAAGAAAGAAGCTTTTAGTGATGGTGTAAGTAGTTTAGAAAAGTCTTGGTATGAAATTATCCAAGAAAAAGTTCTTACACTAGTTCCTAGTGACTGGGAGAACCTATCTAAACGGTATACTCATTTACCACCGACAACGCCAGAGCAGTTTTACTATAGAACTATTTTTGAAGAACATTATGGTGGACGTGGGAATACAGTACCATACTTCTGGATGCCAAAATGGTGTGAAGGTGCCACAGACCCTAGCGCAAGAACTTTAAACGTTTATAACACTTTAAAAAATTGATTGTTTTATGTTGCTATACTAAATTAGCAAAATGGATTATTGTAATAGAACTACTGTAAGTAATAATTCTAAAACAAGATTACTAGATAAAGATAATAATGAAACAAAAAATGATTCATTTGAAGAAGTAAGATGTAGAAAGAAGGCAGTATCTGATGGGGCATGTTATGATTGTTTGAGTAAAGAAGAGAACAATAAGAAAATTCATAAGATTGATGGTCACAAATTATATGATAAAGATGGTGGCAGAATTTGGCAAACTCGTGTAATCCATAGAAAAGGAGATGCTCCACTCCCATCATGGAGTCAAATTAAAGGTGGAGAATGGTACAACGCAATGCTTAAAAAAGGATTCAGAACAGAAGTAGATATGGCACCAACAAAAAAAGAAGAAAATGTTGTTGTCAAAAAAGATGATAAACCTAAACGTGCTTATAAGAAAAAAGTATCAAATACTTCTAATGTTGTCGTTGAAATAAAAGAAAAAATGTATATTGATAACACAAGTAAAGAAGAAGCTTGTGAAATTGTAAAAATAGAAGTAACACCTATTACAATTAAAGGAGAAAAATACTATTATGATAAGAATAAGAATAAAGTCTATACATTACAGTATGATTATGTAGGTAGATATGATACGAAATCTGAAATTTTACATACTGAATATCCAGATTCTGATTCTGAACCAGTATTCTAATTACTCCGTTTTATACTTATCATGAAACGCCTTCATAGATGCTGGGAAATAGATTTCTAACTGTTTAGAAACAATTGTAGCATACTCACGAATCTCTTTTTGCGCTTGAGGGTCAAGACGCAGTGCGCAAAGACGCATGTATGCGTAAAGAGATGCGGTTTCAATAAACTCGGTATACATGTTCTGTGGTAGAATGCCACGCGCAACTTCTGGCGCTACTTGATTGTCAAGAAGTTCGTTATAAAGTTCTAGAGAATGCTTGGAAAATTCTTTGATTTTTTCAACCATTAGATCATTATTATCAATGCTAGTATCTTTAGAACCTTGCTTCTTATTTTTATCACGAGCTCTTAGTTCACTAGGAATAAAGATTTGAGGCTCATCATCTACATATCGACGACTAACTTCATTGCGAGCAAAACCTACTGTGTGACGAAACCATTCTCGTGCTACGAAAATTGGCATCTTTAGACGAAAACGAATCTGGGGATGGAAGAAAGGAGAAATATGATTATGATTTACTAGATAGTTAATTAGTTTCTGATCACCTTCCTTAAATTCATGTACCTCTTTCGCAAATGATACTCGTGCCGCATTAACTACAGTTAGGTCATCTCCAAAAGAATCTAATAGTTCTACGCAACCAGTTCCATCAAGAGCAAAGAACTTATGCGACATTCTTTTATAATACATTTATAAATGTTTAAGTTTAATCAATTTTTAAAAATTTTAATATAATAAAGGGAAATCCTCAGGTAATGTGTAATCATCAGGTTCACCAGTATCTACCTTTTGCATCCCGCAAATTTTTCTCGTATAATCTTTATCTTGTACCTTTGTTTTTAGTATTATCTCAGCTAAAGTAGTTGAAGAACTTCTGCATTCTGTTTTTTCTTTACCTTTTGTAACAGTTTTTAAACTAAGACATATTGGCTTAGAAAATGGATATCTTACCCCATCATCTTCTAAATTATAACGTATTTTATTAGAATTTTCATCTTGAAGATATTCTCTTTGACCGTTTTCGAGAAGTTTATATTTAAAATGTCCCCTCGGATCTATAAAAACCTGGTCACCACTTGCATCATATATAAAAGATTGTCTTTCACCCGCTAAATTTGTTTTAACAAGAGAAATCTCTCCACGATCCGGATCACATTTACTTTCATAATCTCTTGCTATATTAAGAGAAAAAAAGGAGAAATTATTTGCATATCTATGAAGCAATTCATTAAATTTCATTCCATAACATATAGGGACAATCGGTTCTCTTAGATTAATTCTTTGTAGATTAGAACGATTTAATGTAGTATCGTATAATACACCCTTATATCCATTAATATTACATGTATACTCATTTGTCCTTGAATCTCTTTCTGCAAAATATAGAGCTGAACATGAAATGTTACCACCTTCTTGATAACAATTATCGTTTGGACATAAAGAACTACAACTCTCAACTGTAGGATTTGTCCCAGAGAACCCTTCTTTAGCATACAATAATTTATATAAAATATAAACTATAGCAATTAAAGCAATTGCTCCGTATATAAGCATATTATTATTTTTCTTTCCCATCTATACCATAGTTAGATTTTGCGTAAGTTTCCAAAATCCATCCGCACTACAGTTCTCTAGATACCACTTTTTACAAGCTTCAGACATACGCCACCAAATATCATCATCAAACTGTAAGATTTTGTTCTTCAAATCTTCTGGTGAACTTACACGAATAAAGTGCAATCCTTCAATCGGAGGATTCGCATATGAATCCATATCAACTTCTGGAGCGCATAATGGAACTGTGCCAAATGCCATACATTCTACTTCTCTGTGGCACTTCCTACCATATCCAGCTAAACATAAACCATATTTAGCACGTGATAGATTATCTAAATACTCTTGTTCAGAGAACTTAGGAATTTCGTCCTCAGTTGCCATATAAAACTCGTCACATACAGATGACCAGTCGTGTTTAGTTCGGTTATTTTTCTGAATTTGATTCTCTATTTTCCCATAGAACACTACATTTTTTCTTTTAGTAATGACATCAGTTAACATGTTCTCTACCAATCGAGGACGTCTTGGCCAGAAAGACCACGCCTTAGAATTTACACCAATCGCCTTTGGATTTCCAAATAGTGCTTTCTTCCAGCTCTGTTCTTTCGCATTAGCGTTCTTAATCCAATCATAGTTAGGTCTATCATACAAGAGAGTATCACCAACGCCATTCAGCCACACATTTTTACAGTTACTATACTCTTTTTTAATATAACCGCGCTCCGCCCATATATCAATCATTTCACGAAAGGAATCACCTTTATGTTTATAAAAAGACTCACATATTTCAGAATTTGGAACATATATAGTTGGTAACTCTTCTTCTTTTTCAACAACAAGTAGACTTTCCAAGATATTCTGTCTTGTTGATGCCACTAATGAACCTTTTGGTACAATATGAATAGAATGAACTAGTTTAGAAGCCTTCGCAATATGATGAATTTCACCGTTCATCTCCATCTCATTCATAATTGTTACAAGATTTGAATCTGGCCTCATCGCCCAAATGTATCTCCACGCCCACTCCGTTGTTTTAGAACAGTATAAAATCATAGTAGAGGCAGTTTGAAAACTTGAAATTTTTCTATCAAGTGATGTACTTGAAAATATAACTCTTAGATTAGTATACTTGGTTTCGAGTTCTTTTATAAATTCTCTATCAATATATTTTTCATCCATACAGACAACCACCGATTCTTCTTCAACAGAATCACGTAGAAAACTACGCAGAACATCAATCTCTTCGCTTGAAACTTCCAAACTATCCGTCGCAAACCATGAGTAACCTTCTTCCATAAATGCGCTCTCACTATCTGTCTGTGATAGTAAAGGCATCTTAGTTGTATTCCATTTGAAGAGTTGAAGAGCTTCTACATACTCTTTCTTATTTGGACACCAGAACTCACCATCTTTTCCAAACTCGTTTCTCATTAGTAGAATCTTAGGCAAGTAATATAACATATAAAGTTCACGTGAATTACAGTATTCACTAGGTAAAGGTACAATATAGCCTTTCTTTACACGAATACTTGGTGATAGTGTACTTAAACTAGATTCTGCCCACATATTTTTCGATGTTTCAGATGAACCAACATAAATCTTATTATAAGAATAAGCTAACCCGTTCCCTGTTTGAAAGATGTTTTTAAACTTATAGATTGGAATATTTGGTTTCTCAAAACTGTTTCTACCGTTCGGTGAAAAGATATAACGTTTATCTTTTTCTAACATTTTACAGTAAGTTTCTACTTTATTTGTTACAAGAGTTCTATCAAACGGTTTGAAACTTAATTTTGTACTAATATTATTTGAAGGAAGTGTCGATACAGCTTCCATATCATGAAGTCCAGTTGGCTCAATATATAAGTATACATTTTTATCTACAATTTCATCTTTATCATATGTACGAATATCTGAATCATGAACGTGATGTGTTTTAATAGTTAGAGCTGGATTTACCACCAAATATTTCATACGAAGCATTTCACATGTAATTGCGTTATCACATCCTGATATGCCAAATGAAAAGTGTAAATCGTTATACTTCCAAAGTTTATCACGTTTCTTCACAGAATCAGATGTTAGTATCCACGTATCTTGTGAATCTGGACGAGGACCAAAAATAGTACCATTTTCATAACGAAGAAGAGCAAAAAACTTATCATCTAAATTAGTACTCCAGAGATAACGAATAGTTGTATCTAAATATATATCCGCATTAGCAAATACTACTATCGTGTTAGAATCTACTTTTTCATTAATATAACGAATAACATCATCATAGAATAGTCGTTTTCCTATAACTATCTGTTGAATCTTAGAACTATTCTGGAAGTTACTAGATAAATCCTTTTCATTCAGCAAAATAATAGAATCAATATAAGAATTTTCAATATTTTTACGTAAAGATATTTCAATTTCTTTTGCTCTCTTTTTTTGAGATGCTACATAATACTGTGTAATAAATGTAAGTTTTGGTAGAGTAGGTAACGTATCAAATACTTCTAATTCATAGGTGTTACGCGTCACTTTACCCACATTATACATTTTTCCAAAACGAAGTAAAAGACCTACTAATGCACAAGCATCTTCTTTAGTTCCATCCCATTTCTCTCCCATAAAAGGATAGAGAAGATGAAATTCATCTAAACATATAATATTTGTTATATTCTCTTCTTGTATGTATTTAAGACCAATATTATCGAGAACTTTTTTAGAGGCAATAACAATATTAACTTTCTTATAACCTCCAGCTACAATCCATTCTATACTATTAGTTTCAGTACAGAGAATAATATCTGGTACTATATTTTTAGATACTAAATATTCATAATCACTAATACCAAAAAGTCCAATATCTACACGACTCCACGGCTGTGTTAAATCACAACTTCTATCAAGCCATACAAGTGTTTTATTAGAACGCCATGTTGATGTAGAATGAGTAATTAAACGAATTTGCTTGCCTGTTTTATGATGAGTTCCATACATTCTATCCTATTAAAAAATATTAACGTAGGTTTAGACCTTAAAAATCCTAACTACTATATATGAGTTTCCCAAACCCTATCGAATCTGGCTATACCATCTACTCAAAATCTGATTGTTCTTACTGTACAAAAGCAAAATTACTTTTAGCAGATGATAATTTAACCATATACATGTGCGATTCATATTTAAATACTGATAAACAAGAATTTCTAGATTTCATTAAAAAAATCACTGGAAAAGAACAGCGTAACTTCCCAATTATTTTTAAAGATTCAAAATATGTTGGTGGATATTCAGATTTACTTATACTACTAAAAGAACTATTTTCACGTGATTAGATACTATCACCTTCTACTGGGTCAGTTGTCATGCTTGTAATCTGTTGTGTTAAATCTCTCTGAATACGATTACTAAAAGGTGTTGCCATTGTCACATTATTCATAGCTTCATTCATAGCTTCTACCATATCATCTGGACTAATATAACTCATTCGTCGTCGAAGAATATGTCTAGGAGTAGAAGTTCCACGACCTAACGCGAGAAACGCACTTGTTTGAAGATTCATTGTCGTATTTAAATGAGTGGGTGTTGTAATCTGATTTTCAATATTTTCAATTTCATTCTTTAGCATTCTTGTTAGAGGATGAAACTGAATCATTGGTTGATTAAGATATTCTTTAATTGAATTTAAAGTATTCTTAATAACATCGTTACTCATATTTTTCATGTTTTTTAGAATATATGCGACAATATTTCTAATATAAGCCATATGATAAGCTTCTTTATTGGTTGAAAGATTTGTACTCCATGTGATTTCTTTATTAATATTTGAATAATCAGTTGTAGATACTCCACTAATTCTAATATTTGTAGCGTCAGTATTTTCAAATAAGAGAATTGTTTCAGATTCAGCACAAATATCTCCAATAAATAAGTTTGTGCTACTATTCTGAATATTCTTAGAATACATATTAATACAGTTCCATGATGACGGATACTCAATCTTTACATTCTGCGCAACAGTTGTCATAAGTCCACCAAGAATATCACCAAATACAGATGCGACTTCTTCAATATTCTTTACAACACTATAAGAACCTCCACCATTCGTTGCGATATTATTTAGTAAAGCTGCGTTATGGTCTTCACCATACCCAATAGTAGTAATTGAGATATTTGGTTCAATCCCTTTAATTAGATAGATAATTCGCATAAGTTCTTCTGATTTGATTACTCCTTCATTAACTTGACCATCTGTTAAAATAATTAGACCAGTCTTTGATACTTGTGTATGGTCAGCTCGCTCTAAAATAGACTTTACATTTAGTAACCCTGAAGAGAGATTAGTACCTCCTTCCGCATTTAAAGTATCAATCGCGTATTTAAATGTTTCGATGTACTCTGAAGTAACCTTCATATTATCAATTACAATTTCAGAACCAAAATTAAACGTTACTAGTGATAAATAATCTGTTTTCTGAAGAAATTTTAGTAGAAAGTTTAGACTTTTTTTAACGTTATTTAACTTTTTATTTTCATCCATAGAGCCACTAGTATCTAATAGAACAATTGTATGTGTGCTATTTCGTTCTTGAATTGGGTTACCAATAATTTTTAATCCTTTTAGAATCTTCCCATTTACAGTAATCTCAGATACTTCTGTATTCATTTTTGCTATACAAAAAATAAAAGTTTTTGGAAATCAATTTTTTATCCATAGACAATACCGCCTTTTGATGTGCTTATTACACCAGTTAACCATCCAAAACTATCTTGTTCACCAGGACCTACATAGAATCCTCGTCTACTTATTTCTTCAATAGTATTCCAATCACATTTTCCATTAGGTTTAATAAGTAATTCACAGCATAAACTTGATATATGATTTACTTTATGAAGAATAAATGCTTGAAAGAACTTATTCTTACTTTTAAAACTGTTTAAATATTCTGTATAGCAAGGAACATATCTCTCAAGCTTCAAGAGTTCATAGTGTAGATTATCAATAGCTTCATCTTGATATGTACTCATTTTAATACAATTTATAAACTATTCTATCTTTTAATTTTTTTAATATTCTGCTGTATTTTATCCGCAATATCAACAACCCATTGTGGTGGAGGAACATTATAGTAGTCTTCAAACTTTGAGTTATTTAAAAATATCGGAGCTTCACGCATCTTTTTTAACTTCCCTTCATCTTTACTTAAATTATAAACATACTGGGCGGCATCTTTTAATGTTGGAAAATCGTTCAAATATATAAAAGATTCTGGATTAAAAATTTCTTTTACAGTAGGAGAACCCCAGTATAACGGTATAGCTCCACCGATATATACGTTCATAATCTTTTCTGTTAAATACCCTTTTTCCATAGTATTTTCCATAGCAAATCCAAATTTATAATCTTTATATATATCAACAGTATCCCACCAAGCGGATCTATCTTTCATTTCAATATCTTTAGTATGATTTGCTTTACCCAAACCTTCTACTGTACTATCTAAATTACGTAATTCTCTAAAAAAAGTATCGCGATGTGGTGGAGAATGTACTGCGATATAGGCAGCTAAGTATGGTCTTTCAGTTCCTATATACTTTCTTACAAAAGGTGATTTAGTAAAAGATACGTGTCCTCTATCTAGCATCATAGGTAAATAGAATGTTTTAGTAGTATCATCAAAATCAAGCGATGTTACTACACAACCAACACAGTATGGGTCTTTTAATGCCTGATTAAATAGTATATTAGCTCGTAGTAGTGGTTCACCGTTCATCAAAATATACGGTTTATTTATATTTGGTAGATTTTTTTGTGCTAAAATAATATCTGCTGATTCATCGGAATCTATAAAATTAATTTCATCAGAATATAAGAGTCTTAAAATTGGTGTTAGATACTCATGTTCATGTTCTTCAGGTTTTCTTATATTCGTGAATTTTTCTTTATATGAAGAAGTATTAACTATTAGAATAATTAATAAAAATATTATTAAAAATATAAGTATTTTTAATATTTTTTTTCTATTCATAATAACTACTTATAGATAGAAAAATTAATACTACTAAAATTGAAACTTATAAACTATATTTTTTCAGTATAATGATTAATTTATATGATATTTTATATATATTCTCTTATTTAAATGATAAGTACAAGTTAACAGATGGTATCTATATTCATATGAGTGATGCGATACCTACATACCAGTATATGTGGCCAGTAGAAGGTTCAAATCTAACATTTAAGTTTACAACTATTAAAGAGTTTCAAGATGCTTATACTACAATTATAAACTCAGACCATAAACCTGACTATATCCTTTATAAATCTAATTTTATCACCTTCAAGTATAGTCTATTATATAAACGTGTATTTATTTCAACTGAATCTTTTAATGATATTTCATACCTTCATACTTTTCTAAAACAAGAAGGTGTAAAAGAGATTACTTACAGTTTCAAAAATCATAATAATTAGAAAGTGTTATCTAAAACTTCCTAGCATATGTAGAACCTACAAAAATAAGTCCTAGAATTAGTACTAACTCTTCAAACTGATAAGTACGTAATCTCCACAGTGAAATTATAGCACTTTCCTTTTGAAAATCTGATTTTATATCACAGATATCACACGAGTTATATTTTTGTATATCTGTTGCGGATTGACGAATACGTATAAGTGATTTAGGAGGAGTACACACATCTACAATCTGTAGCTGTGCGCAAATAGACATAAACCAATCGATATGTCCTTGAATAGGATATACTTGTGGTAAGATTTTACGTAAACCTTTTTTTGTAAATAAGTATCCTGTTAATCCAGTAAACTCCATTAATCGCATACAAGTATTATCGCTCGGATACATAAGACCGTGTTTTATATTATTCGAATGAGGTGATA